GGCCAGCATAAACAATTGCCTTTGGGTCAGTAATCCCAGCCATGTAAACGGCAATGCATGATGCAATAAAACTGCGCCCCCATGATGCTGCTAAGGCTTTGGCTTTGTCCATTTTTTCCCCTTCCTGGTTCTTTTTCCCCCGAAAACGACTCAAAGAGCCACGAAAATGACTAGCAAGGTCACAACAGGTCACCTATTGCCCCTAGACGGCTCAAATCGGCTTGAAACGGTTTTGGGTAGGGACACAGAAGGGGAAAACGCCTTATTTGGCGTGGAAACCCCTCGAATCCACACCCCATTAAACGATTTGCCTTCATTGGGGCTTGAATTGGTTGATTTGGCTTCCAGCATTGGCGTGGAGATGATGCCCTGGCAAAAATTTGCGCTTATCCACACGCACAAGGTCAAGCCTGACGGTCGGTGGGCAACGCCCGTCAATTGCATTGTGGTGGCACGGCAAAATGGAAAAAGTTTTTTGCAACAGATTCGAATTCTTGGTGGCCTTTTCCTATGGAAGGAACCGTTGCAAATCGGGTCGGCTCACCGACTAGCAACAAGCCTTGAACAATTTCGTCAATTGATTTCACTTATTGAAGGCAATGAATCTTTGGCAAAACAAGTCAAGCGAATTCGTTGGGCGCATGGTGCTGAAGAAATCGAAACAATTCATGGAACGCGCTTTATCGTAAAGGCAGGCGGTTCAGCTGCTCGCGGTGTTTCCCGACCTGAAACCATTCACCTGGACGAATTGCGCGAAATGAGCGACTTGGAAAGTTTTGCTTCATTGCGTTACACCCTCATGGCTGCAAAAAATCCTTTAGTTATGAGTTATACAAATGCAGGCGATTCTGCAAGCCTGGTGCTGAATTCCTTTAGGGAAAGAGCATTGGCCACGATCGCGGGAAACAATGACGACATTGGCTATTTTGAATGGTCAGCACCAAGTGACGAAATTTCAATTGAAAATGCAAAATGGTCAAACCCCGCAATGGGCATCACAATTCACCCTGACAATTTGCGTGCCGTTTTCAATGACCCACCTGATGTCGTTATGACTGAAGTGTTGTGTCGTTGGGTCGTGGCAATATCTTCAGCCGTTGACACTGCCAGTTGGGGCAATTGCCTGGACAAATCAGTTGACCTGGATATTGAAAAAACAACCTGGTTGGCAATTGATTTATCACCTGACCGAAAGCACGCCGCATTGGTTGCAGCCCAAAAACTTGGGGACGAATCATTTATGGTCAAATTGCTTCACACTTGGAAAAATGACTTGCAATTGGACGATAAAGCAATTGCCAACGATTTGGCCGACTACGCCCGCAAATATCCAGTGGAGCAGGTTTTATATTCCAGGCGCACGGCTGGAGCAGTTGCGGCGCGACTTGCACCCGCTGGAATTCCAATTTTCGACATGGATTCGGCTTACCCACAAGCGTGTGACGAAATGTTGTCAGCAATCAACTCAGGGCGGCTTAAACACCGTGGCCAATCCGAATTGACCCAACAAGTTTTGGCAGCCGTTCAGTTAAAACGCGGTGACGGCGGTTGGGTTATTGGAAGGCGTGCCAGCGGCCAAATTGTGTGCGCGGCCGTGGCCGTCAGCCTTGTGAGCCACTTTGCGACACGCCAAGACAATGATTTGGACATTATGGTTGGTTAGGTGTAAAACCTTGCGAAAATTGCGGCATGGGTTTATTTGATTTGCTAGTGCCGCGCAAGGTTCATGCTGCCGTTCCAGCTGAAGTTGATGCGGCATCTCTAGCACCGTACTTTCAGGAACAGGGACAAATGTTTTTCGCGGGCATTGCTACGGCAACGCGTGCGGAAGCCATGAGCGTTCCTACTTGTGCGCGTGCTTTGGGAATTATTCAAACGGTTGCATCACTACCAATGCACACCCGCAATGAAGCAACAGGCGAAAAGGTTTCACAACCTCGCGTAATTAACCAACCTGACCCAAGAATTCCAGGGGCAACATTTTGGTCATGGATTCTTTCAGATTTATTTTTCCACCCTTCCGCTTATGCCTGGGTAATGGAGCGATACGCCGACACAGGAAAAATTCGCGCAATGGAACGTGTTGCACCTGAACGCGTAACAATTCAAACAAATTTGCTTGGAACAGAAATCATTTCATATCAAATTGACGGTTCATACGTTGATGCATCAAATTTGGTTGTTTTCGCCGGAACCCAAGAAGGTTTGCTATCGCGTGCAGGTCGCACAATTCGTGCCGCTGCTGCATTGGAAAAGGCTGCAATGAATTTTGCGGTTGAGCCAATTCCACAAATGGTTTTGAAATCAAATGGCACATCATTGCCAGCCGATCGTGTGGCAAAGTTGTTAAGTGCCTGGAAATCTGCACGCGCTTCAAAATCAACTGCATTTTTGAATGCTGATGTCACGCTGGAAACTTTAGGCTTTGACCCTAAGAGCATTCAGCTAAATGAGGCGAGAAATTACGTTGCGCTGGAATTAAGCCGCGCTTGTGGGCTTCCGGCCTATTTCACTGACTCACAACAGTCAAGTTTTACTTATTCAAACGCCTTAGACAAAAGGCGCGACCTGGTGGATTTTGCTTTCAGAAATTACATGTCAATTATTGAACAACGCCTTTCATTCCAGGATTTTACCCCGGCTGGAAATCGTGTGTCGTTTGACCTTGATGATTTCTTGCGTGGCAATCCTTATGAGCGTGCGCAAGTTTATGAAATCTTGAACCGCATTGGCGCAATGAGCGTTGATGAAATTCGTGAGGAAGAAGATATGCTGCTATGAAAAAAGTAATAACACCAATGACAATCACCGCGGCTGATTCCAACAGTCGCACGATCAGTGGCCGAATTGTCACGTTTAACGAAACAGGAAATGCATCAATCGGAAAAGTGCAATTTGCACAAGGTTCAATTGATGCAACACCAGTTTTGCTTAACTTGGAACATGACCGCACACGCAGAATTGGCAAAACATTAAGCATTGAAACAACTGAATTTGGAATTGAAGCCACTTTCAAAATTGCAAACACAACTGCTGGCACTGATGCACTTGTGGAAGCCCAAGAAGGTTTGCGTGACGGTTTCAGCGTTGAAGTTGCTTATGATGAATACGAAACATTGAAAGACGGAACCGTTCGCATTTTAAAAGGCGAATTGTCAGGCGTTGCACTTACAAGCGAACCCGCTATTCGAAGCGCGCGAGTGACTGAAGTGGCCGCGACAACGGCTGATGAAGAAGGCACTGAACAAGTTTCTGACTCAACAATTGGGACAGAAGAAACACCAACAACAGAAGGAGACGAAGTGGATAACACCGTCACACAAGCGGAAGCCGTTGAGACGGTAGAAGCCGCACAGTCAATCACCGCTGCTGCAAAACCAGCAATCGGGGGCACATTCACAAAGCCACGCATTGAGTTAACTGCTGCAAAGTATCTTGAAAACAAGGTTCTTGCTGCACTAGGAAGCGAAGATGCACGCCAATATCTTATGGCAGCAGATAACAACACAACAGATTCAGCTGGACTTGTTCCAACACGTCAGTTGTCAGAAGTTATCAACGGCCTATCAACAACAGTTCGTCCAAGCATTGAAGCAATTTCCCGTGGAACATTGCCTGACGCTGGAATGACTTTTGAGATTCCAAAAATTACAGTTGCACCAACAGTTGCACAGACAAACGAAGGTTCAGGATTTTCTGACACCAACATGGAATCCGCATTCATTTCAGTACCAGTGAAGAAATTCGCAGGTCAACAAAATTTCACGGTGGAATTGCTCACACGCACTTCACCACTTTTTTATGATGAATTGCTACGTAACATGGTCGCGGCAATGGCTAAGGCACAAAATGCTTATGTTTCATCAATCCTTGTTGCAAATGCAACTATTGATGCAACAACTTTAGCTGCTGCACCAACTGCTGCTGAATTGCTTTCATTTGTTTCACGCGGTGCTGCCAGTGTTTATTCAAACACAACAGGCTTTGCGCGCAACATCATTATGGGATCAACACAGTGGGCAAACGCAATGGCACTAAACGATAACGGTCGTCCAATATATGTGGCTTCACAACCTCAAAATGCTGGCGGCGCAATTCGTCCAGATTCATTGCGTGGAAACATTGCTGGCCTTGATTTGTACGCTGACTTTGGCGCACCACAAGGAACAGATGACGGTTCAATGATTATCGTCAACCCAACTGCTTACACATGGTATGAAGGCAACAACTATCAACTCCGCGCTGAGTCAACTGCTGACGGTTCAATCAATGTCGGTGTTTATTCATTCGGTGCTTGTGCAATCAAACTTGCTGGTGGAGCATTCCGCAACAACAAGTAAAAAACTAATCATGCGCCGTGGTCACTCCCGAACGCGGCGCAGCAGACGAAAGGGGCGGAAATGCCAAGCATTGTTTCAACCGCGCAATTGCGCAGCATTCTTGGCGTTTCCGTTTCCCTATATCCTGACAGTTACTTAGACGAAATAATTAACACGGCTGAAGCGGTTATTTTGCCAATGTTGGTCGCAAATTCAACGGCGGTCAATGCTTATCAATTGAACACAAATGTTGCGACCTATTACACGCAACGCGAACATCATTTTGTTGCTGGCCAATCAGTAATCGTGACCGGACTACCCGCACCTTTCAGCGCGACAGTGACGGTTGTTACAACGGGCTTATTTCATTTCACCGCTGCAATCACAAGTGCAAATGTGACTTTGCGCGACATTATCCCAACAGGCACGGCGACACTTTCAGGCTATTCAGCCGTTGACATTTATGCCAATTCGCCACCAATTGAATCAGCCATTCTTGCAGTCAGCGTTGAAGTCTTTCAATCACGCGTTGCCGCCGGTGGAGAGATTCAGGGTGTGGATTTTGCCAGCACGCCATATCGCATGGGTAGAAGTTTGACCAACCGTGTCAGCACATTACTTCAGCCGTTTCTTGATGTTGAAACGATTTGTCAATGACCGCATCAACAATTGCTGACACCCGCGCTGCACTTGCCAACGCATTTTCGGGTTTAGCTGCAAACGTGTACGCGTCAGTTCCCGAATCGCCAATTCCACCAGCGATCGTGTGCGTTCCAAATTCACCTTACATGGAAATTGTGTTAATCGGTAAAGCACAAACCAAAGTCAAACTTAATTTTGCAATCACCGCAATTGTTTCATCAAATAGCAATGCAGGTTCATTAGATAACCTTGAAAAACTAATAATCGGAATTCTTGCGGCAATGCCGTCAGGATATGTTGTTGACGTTGTTGAAAAGCCAACAGTGTTAGAGGTTGGGCAATCCCCAATGCTTGTGGCTGACATCAACGTTTCCACCTATTACACACAGACAAACTAAGGAGAAAAAATGGCCACCACAGTAATAACTGGGCGCGACGTCACCTTTACTATTGGTGGCAATAATTTTGACGCACAGGCAACTTCAGCAGTGCTTTCAAACTCACCAACAATGGTTCGTTATCAGACACTTGACGGCGTAGTCAATCGCCACATTGATGATGAATGGACTTTTGCCGTTGACATGTTAGCCGACTGGGGCGCATCACCTTCATTGTGCGAGACACTTTGGGGCGTTACCGAATCAGCACCAAACACAGGAATCACAACAGTATTGACCGCAGCCACAGGTGCCGTGTTCACATTCTCAGTGCTTCCAGTGTTTCCAAGTGCAGGCGGTTCCGCACCTGACGCACAGACCGTTTCAATGTCATTTGTTGTCATTGGAACACCAGCAGAAAACTTCAGCTAAAACAAACAATCGGGAGAAAAAATGAAACTACCAATCACAGTTGAATTCAATTCGGGCGAGTCAGCCACTTATGTGGCTGCTCCACCTGAGTGGGTCAAATGGGAAAAGTCAACAGGTCACACGATCAGTCAAGCACAAGAAAAAATCGGTATATCCGATTTAGTCTTTTTGGCTTATCACGCTATGAAGCGGGAAGCCGCTGGAAAGCCAGTGAAGCCAATTGAAGCATGGACAGAAACAATTTCTGACGTGGTAGTTGGTGAGGCAGACCCAAAAGTTACGAAGTCGGAAGCCTAAACAGAATCGTTTGGGAACTGGTCATTGCAACTGGTTTGCCCAAATCGGAATTTGAAACGGCTGAGGACATTCTCACGGCAATCGAAATTTTGGAGAGGCGCAATGGCTGAAGATGCAGTTGCCTACGATAAGGCAGAATTGCGCGCAGTCATTCGCGCTTTTAAAGTCATGGACGACGATTCTATTGCTGCCGCTAAATCCCAATCCAGTGCGTTGGCTGATTATCTTCAAAGAAAAATCCAAACCAAAGCGCATCAAATAAGGTCGTCAAAAGTTGCTGGCAAAATTGCTGACGGTTCCAGGGTTAGCAAATCTTCAAAAATAGGTGAAATTTCTTTTGGTTTTGCTAGTCAAAAATTCAGTGGTAAGGGTACAACGCAACAACTTTGGGGCGGTTCAGAATTTGGTTCAAATAAATACAAGCAATTTCCAGTGTGGTCAGGTCGAGAAGGTCGCGGTTCCCGTGGCTGGTTTATTTATCCAACCTTGCGCGCCGAACAACCTTATTTGGTCAAAGAGTGGGAAAATGGTTTTGACAAGATTTTGAAAGAATGGGACAGATAAATGGCTGGAAGTAGAACGCTCAAACTTGCGTTGCTGGCAGACATTGCTGATTTCTCAAAAAACATCAATTCTGCTGGAACCCAAAGCAAAACCCTGGGTGACCAATTTGAAGATTTTGGCAAAAGGGCAGCGTTGGCATTTGCCGCTGCCGCTGCTGCCATTGGTGCTTATGCCGCCGCAGCAATAAAGAATGCCGCAGCTGATGAAGCGGCACAACGCAATCTTGCATTAACAATTGAAAACACAACAACTGCAACTTCAAAGCAAATTGCGGGCGTTGAGGATTACATCAGCAAAACATCACTTGCAATTGGAATCACTGACGATCAATTGCGTCCCGCATTTGGCCGTTTAGTTCGTTCAACAAAAGATGTCGAAGAAGCGCAAAAACTTTTAAACCTTGCATTGGATATTAGTTCAGCAACGGGAAAGCCGCTGGAAACAGTGGCAAACGCTTTAGGTAAAGCCTATGACGGCAACCTGACTTCACTTGGCAAATTAGGTTTGGGGCTTGACCAATCAATTATCAAGTCAAAAGATTTTGACAAAGTTTTTCAATCACTTACTGGAACATTTGGCGGCTTTGCTGAGAATGAAGCACAAAGCACCGAAAAGGCATTTGCCCGCATTAAAATTGCAAGTGATGAAGTTCAGGAACAAATTGGAACCGCATTGCTTCCATTGATTCAGGAATTGACGGCATTCATTTTGGCTGATGTTGTTCCAGTTATTCAACAATTTGTTAATGGCTTGACGGGTGTTGGTGGACTTGCTGAAGGTTTGAGCGAATCTGAACAAATGGGACTTACCTGGGGTAAACGCATTCGGAGTCTTATTGGGACAGTTGTTGAATTTAAAGACGAATTAATTGCGGTCGCAGCCGTCATTGGCACGGTTTTTGTGGTGTCCAAAATAAGCGCAGCGGTTACGGCAACCATTGCTTTGATTAAAACCCTTGTTGCGGCTTACAACGTATTGAAAGCATCAGCAATCGTGACTGGTGTTGCAACGGCATTTGCATTGAACCCATTGTTGGGCGTGGGTGCAGTGGCTTTGGCCGCTGGTGTTTTATCAGCTGCAAATGCTTTGGCCAATTCAAGCGCAGGTGAAACACAATTTGCGGTCGGTGGTGCGCCTGGTGCTATTAGCGGCGGCGGCGGTTCAACTTCAGGTTCAGGTGGAACAGGTGGTGGAACGACATCAGGTGGCAGTTCAGGCGGTGGCGTAACGGCTGCCGTGGCATCAGCGGTCGCAGCAACAAAGGCCGTGGCTGGTGGTGGATTTACTGATTCGCAGAACGCAGCAAGGTTAATTGCTGCTGGCGGTGGCGGGTTCACAGATTCACAAAATGCCGCACGACTGGCAGCGCAAGCACCACAAATCAACATCACGGTCAATGGTGCAATTGATAAGGAAGGCACCGCCCGCACGATCGTTGACACAATAAACGATTCATATTATCGCGGCACTGGTGGAGCAACCGCGTTCCAGGCAATCTAATGACACAATGGAATCCAATATGGAATGTTGAAATTGACGGTGTTGCATATACAAATGCAATCCTTTCAAATCTAACAATTGCCAGCGGCCGCCGCAATATCTATCAACAAGCACAAGCGGGTTATATCAACCTTCAATTGATAGATGTGAATCAGGCAACAATTCCCGTTTCAATTAATTCAAGCATCACGGTTCAAATTAAAGATTCAACGGGTACATTCATTCCAATTTTTGGTGGCAATGTCGTGGATATTGGGCTTGAAGTCTATGACGTGGGTTCAACGACTTTCACGCAAACTTATTCAATTATTGCGTTGGGTGCTTTGGCGCGTTTGCCTAAGATTTTGGTCAATGGTGTTTTAGCCAAAGCATTTGACGGAACGCAAATTTATGACGTTTTAAGTGATGTTTTGCTTAACAATTGGGCTGAGGTTCCAGGTGGTTTGACTTGGGGAAATTACACACCAGCAACAGAAACTTGGGCGAATGCTCAAAATGTTGGCTTGGGAGAAATTGACCGACCTGGTGATTATGAATTGGCAGCCCGCACATCAAATCGCACTGACGTTTACACATTGGTTTCGGCGTTAGCCACAAGCGGTTTGGGTTATATCTACGAAGATGCCTACGGGCGCATTTCTTACGCTGACGCCACACACCGCAGCCAATACCTCCAAGCCAATGGATATGTCCAACTTACGGCAAACCAAGCCCGCGCCGCTGGAATTCGAATTGACACCCGTGCTGGTGATGTTCGAAATTCTTTAACTATCAAATACGGTGCAACTTCATCAAATGAACAATCTGCCGTTGATGCAGTTTCAGAAAGTATCTATGGAAGCCTTGCTCAAATCATCACAACAACGCTTCACAATTCAGCTGATGCAACAAGTCAAGCCAATTTTTATTTGTCATTAAGAGCCAACCCACAACCCATTTTTAGCGAAATCACCTTTGATTTGACCAATGACGAATTGGACAATTCCGATCGTGACAATTTATTAAATGTCTTTATGGGTCAGCCAATTTTGCTCAATGACTTGCCACCAAATATGTCCACAAGTGCTTTCCAGGGATTTGTTGAAGGCTGGTCATTTCAGGCCAGTTACAACCAACTTTCAGTCAGCCTCAATCTTTCGCCCGTGGCTTATAGCCTTCAGGCATTGGAATGGAATCAAATCAGCGCGGCGTTCACATGGGCGGGCGTGTCGGGTTCTTTAGACTGGCAACGTGCAACAATTATCACATGACAAGGAGAAATAATGGCTAATCCAACAACCAACTTTGGGTGGGTAATGCCCACCAGCACCGATTTGGTGACTGACCTTCCAGCCGATTTTGCGGTTTTTGGTCAGGCAGTTGACACATCAATGGCCGACCTT